CCGACTTAGATATGCTTTAATCCTCGGCCACTGAGGATTTGCACCTAATTCAAGCTCGAGCTCATTATAGTCCTCTCTCTCATTAGACAAATATCTATAGAGCGTTTTCTCCCAGGTTGTCAAATGGAAAGAGGAGGAACTCACATAATGAGAGCAAAATCCAAAGGATCTCAAACTCCCATCAACATTCACTTCACAGGGGACATAATCTTTGCACTCGTGTCCAAGGGCTCGGTATTTAGCTTTCGCATTTTCCACGTAGCCCTCAACAGAATCGTCCCCCATGGCTATACACCAATCTGCACCAATTAGCTCGCCCATCAAGCACCTGATTCTCGAGTTAGTACTAGAAGTACAATACAAGCCACTCTTCATGAGACCAGGTTCTCCCTGTTCAATCAAAGTGCCATCAGACAACTGAAAGACCGAATTGGCAAAGCAGTAGAATCTAGAGCTCATAGCCATCTTCGTTGGTCCTGAAGCCCCTGACAAATAAATTCTCATCTTAACATCGGCCAGGAGCTCCCAGTATTGCACAGACCAGTCAAACCCGCTGATATCGGCCTCACAAGCAGGGGCATGAAGGTGCTTAAATTGCACGTCACGCCAGAGCAAGTCAGACTGCTCATCAACTGACAGTCCCATTCCAGGTTTTGAAGGAATTTTATCCCAAAGATCGATTTCGGCATTGTTTTGAGGACCGAACAACATCCTCTCAACTAGCTGATCAACCAGGGACATAGAAGAAATCAACCTGAAACGGCCTTGATCTATTTTGGATTTTGGGTGAGGTTCCTGCTTCACAAACAATCTGACAGGATCACAGAAGCCTAATCTCACTAGCTCAGAGGGAGTCAGCCCAGACCCTACCAAGTTATACCTTGATAATTTCTGAAGCCGACTCAACGCAGCTAACACTAGGAAGTCGAGATGCCTGTCAATGATTGCCTGATTAGTAGACCCTAAGACTGAGAGGGGGACGCCAGGGGAAGCCTTTGGGTTGACTTCC